CCGGAATCACGTGAGGGAACGCCCATGGGCCCCAATGAATATTTATAAGTTAATTTGAATTGCCGACCACAAAACCACACAAGTTCCGTTTTCGCATTAACGGTTTATTGATCAAGCTCTTTCAAAATCTCATATATTTCTTCATTGGAGGGGGGGGTCGGCCCCGCTATCTTCGGACCAATCAGAGTCCGAGGCGTGTGGCCAAACGCCGGATACATTTATTTTTGAAATTTTTGGGGTGGGTGTGGGGGGTACCAACGTATTCTTCCGCTTTCCCTTCGTCCCACCAGGTGATTCGCTTTCGCTTTCGGCGCTGTCGTAAAGCCCTGGAGAGCTTCTCCACCAGCCTTTTTTTTCTTCGCTCAGGAGATTCAGTAATTCTCTCCAATGCTTTTTCTTTAAGGATTCCGTGCTCATCAGTATCCCCTTTTTTGATGCAGTACGGGCATCCGGCGACTCCACATGGGACGGTGTTGTCCGTGGTTTCTCGGAGTGGCCAGCTGATGGCTTCGCGGCTGATGCTGGCCCCTCCGATCTGAAAGTAAAATTTGTATCTGAACCATAGAGTATTTACATATTCGGATGACAGGATTGGTGGTACAAATGGACTAGATTTTCCTTGTGGTGGGCTTTTTCCTAATAACCAGTCCCAAAAGTTTGTGGTTTCATTTGTTAATTGTTCTGGGTCTATACTTTTTACAAAATTATTGTCGTATGTGTTTCGTTGTGTCCAGTCCAGTTTCATGTTAATAGAGATTTTTTGGTCTCTTGGTGATTGTCTAGCTCTCATCCAATCATCGTTCCACCATTTTGTGGTTGTACTAGCTCCTCCGGTATCTCCTGGTAGTATTGGGTTTTTTCCTAGCGGGTTATTAGGGTCAAATGCCGACCACATGTATGAGAATAATTCATAATTTCTGAAAGATTCCATGTCATACCACCCGTTCAGGTCTGTTCCCGCCCTCCGTCTGAGTACTTTCATTCTGCAACATTTTGATCTTTTTATGCTCTGTACCCAAGTCACGAAAGGCATATTGAGGAGGTGTGCGGGGTGTAGGAGAGGTTCTTCCCAGTCTTGTGGACCTCTGTGTTGTTGTATTCGAAACAAGTAGTCTACAGAGGGTCCCGGTACAAGTTGTATTTTGAATTTGAGGAATTTGATGTGTGTGTATGTTCTTATGTTTTCTGAGAATCTGTTCATGCCCAGTAGATTTCTGAGTATTAAAGACTGTAAGTCAAATTTCGCGTATCCCCAGCCTCCTACAAAGTCCCAGTGTGTTGGTCCAGTCATTCCTAATCCTCCTTCCTCTCGTCTTTTCATTCCGTCTGTCCAAGTGTCAGAGCAGGTGTTTGCTAAGCCTTGTGGTATCATTCCCATAAGGTACTTTACTTGTTTATTCATAGGTGCTATGTTTATGACTTCTACACGTGGTTTTTTTGTATTGTCATCATAGACATATTTTAATTGACTTCCTATTTGTCCTAGTATTTCCCAGCCAGTCACTACTAATATTTTTTTTCGTCTGGGTTGTTGTTGTATTATAGCTCTTACCCTAGGCCTCCGGTATCGTCTCCTCCAGGCTCTCCTCCAGTGTCTCCTTGGGTATCTCCATCTTCTGTGACGAAAGAAATGTCTCCGAGGTCGGTATGACCTCCTCCGGTGATACATTTCCACTGTTGTTCACGGTACCGTTGAAGATGAACTTGCCAATCACCACACTGGCAGAAAAGTTTATGTGAAAATGAGCAGCTCTGGAACCATAGGGCCTGCTTCTTCTTGAACTGAAGTATCGCCCGGCCATGAAAGGAGTTTGGGTTCATATCTCTGTTGAGTTATAAAACATATACATCTATTTTAAGTTAGTAGGCCCGCGTCCTATACCTCTCGCCCGCCCGATAGGCCCCTTGACCTCGGCCTCGCAGTAGCTAGGCCTCGGGCACCCGCCCGGGCTCGTCAGAGCCTTCGCTTACCTCCGGTCGCTCTGGCTCCACCGGTGGACGTACGTAAAAACTCAGCCATTCGGAAGTACACTTGCTTATATAGTTTCTAGTCTCCGCC